CGTTAAAAATAGTTGCAACTAATACTTCTCCAAAATTATCTAAAGACCAGTTACCAGGATCTAAAATTACATTACTAGTTCCTCGTTCAGTGCCCCATGTTGAATTACCCCATAAGTAAGTGCTCCAACCATAACCTAACGTTTGAAAAGTAGGTCCTACTTCAACATAAGGATTAATAGATGCTGCACCAGATGCAGATGCTGCACCACTTGCATTAACTCTCATTTGAATTGTAAAAGTATTATCGTTAGGGACTGTTAAAATTTCAAAAGCACCATCTGTAAAATCTGTTGCGGAGTATCCTGTCGGAGGAGTAACTGTTGTAAACGTTACGTATCTTCCAACCTGTAAACCATGAGAAGTTTTGTTTACAGTAACATTATTTTGACTAGAAAAAGTATTAAATGTTGCTCCTGTAATTGCAGTATCTAAAGGAGTAATATCGTAAAAAGCTTCACCATAATATAAGAATAGACCTTGAGAAGTCCCGATAGCTGTATATCGTTCTCCTTGTAAACTAGTAAATGCTAATTGAGCTCTAGCTGCACCAGGAATTGTTTCATTAGCTTGTGTAAGTTGTTGCCATCCGCCTATTTTTTCAGGAGCGGTATATCTAAAACGTACAAAATCTCCGTCTACCCATTGTCCTGGAAGAGCTGAAGGTACACTTTGTTTATTAAAACCTGCTGCAAAATCTACTTTTTTTAATGCCATAGGGTTGAATATATAAGGTTTTTGTTATTTTGGTAGTATTATATTCCATTCTAGCTTGGATATCAAATCTTCTAAATACACCTCTTTTAATTTATTTTCTTTTAGATATTGATGTAATTCTTCTACCTCCACAATAATGTATTGATCTTTCATATCAAAGACCATTTTATCTGCTTTGCTTTTAAAACTACCTATTTTAATATTGTTTTTTAAAGGTCTTAAATCAAATTTAAGTTTTTGATTCAATCTATTTTTAAGTATACCTTCCACATCCCAAAGTTCTTTTTGTTTTTGATTCAGTGTTGCATATGTAATGTCCGATAAAAAACCTAGTTTTTGTAACATATATAATCCTTATGAAGGAGACAGTAGGTATGGTGGATTACTGTCTCCATTATAGGGATATATCATCGTTGAAACCAAATTGGAAGACCTAAATGTGGACGCTTGTCAAACATATTATCTTTAGACCCTGAAGTTTTTCTGTTGTTATAATGAAGAAATACTTGAACACAGTCTTTACCTTTAAACTTTTCTCGCCAATGCTCTAGTTCACAACCAGAATAGACTAACATATCTCCTGGAGATAAATCTACTTTAATTCCTTTTTTACCTAACTGTCCGGATGGTTCTAAATAAATTGACCACTTATCTCCACCAAGATTCATAGTAGTTGATATTTCACAACTAAATCTATCTTTATGTCTTTCTAATATATCGCCTTTCTTATATATTCTAGCATAAGTATAAGATGGATATAATTTTAATTCTGTTACTTTTTCCATAATAGGTTCACACTTTAACATTAAAGTTTCCATAGCAACATCTGAATAATGACAATAGGTTTCTGGTGTCTGTTCATCCTTACCTTCATAACCACCTAGTAATGTTTCATAAGGTGAAATGTATCTAGCCTTACGACAAGTATCTAACACTTGTCTTTTCATATGAAAGTAATTGTATAAGAATGAAGCTAAATCTTTATCTATTGCTTGTCTTATAATTACGTATTTATTTTTTTTAAAACTCATATTAATTCAAACCACCCTGTTGTTATTATTTTTTCTTTGTTTACAATTTGACCTTTATGGGTATGAGTAAAATCTGTAGGCCAAATTAAAGTCAAACCTTTAATAGAAGGAGTAGCAATTTTTTGATATTTAAACATAGTGCCACCATTATCTATATCATTTAAATAAGTCATAAAAACTAAAACTCTTCCTGTGTGTGCAAAAGATCCTTTTTCAAAATGCCATTTTTTAAACCCACCTTTTTTATTATATTTTTGAATATTAAAATATTTAACATTAAATTTAGAATATTGATCTACTTCAGGGTATCTTTTTAAATATAATTGTAAAATTTTTTGTAGTTCAATTCTATAAGGCAATATTTCTTTATCTAAATTATTTGCAGTTATCATTAAATCTAATGAATCTTTAACACTTTTAATTACTTTACCTTTACCCGCTTTACCCGGTACAGCGTGTTTACTAAATTCATTAAAATAAGAAACCAATCCATCACAAATTTTTGAAGATATAAACCAACCTCCAATAAAACTTTCTTTAGGTAATTTATATTCTTTAAACATCTTTTGCCATTTCTTTTGGTATTGCTTGAATATTCCAATGTATAAATCTAAAAGGCTCAAGTCCAAAATCTATTGAAAATTCGTGTTCTAAATAACCAGGGAAAATAATTAAAGTACCTGGTTGAGGCCTATAATGAACAAGATCATTTCCATTAAGAATTTCTTTTATATTAGTTTTCATTTTTAATTTTGTAGATCTAGCTCCTGTTCTTGGTTCGTGAAAAATAGGGTAAGATGTTTTTTCATTTGCTTTTAAAAAATAAAATCCTGATACATGTTGATTCCAATGAACGTGTGCTGAATGATGTCCACCTCCCTTTTTACTAAATTCTTGTACCCACATTTCACTAAACATAGTTGTGTATTGTTGCATATCAAAACCCTGATGATCTAGATATTCCCAAGACTTTTGACCGATGTAATCCCTAAAGTCTCTAAAATCATTGTCCATTGTTAACGGTGTTGAATGATGACTTGTTCCAAAGTCACCGAATTTTTTAATATGTGCTTTAGATTCTGGAAAATTTCTAGCAGCTTTAATATATTTATTAGATGCTTTAGTTAAAGATTTTACAAAATCTGGTTTTTGTTCTGACCAAATTGGTGTGTTAAAGTAACTATTTATATACATATTATTTAAATGGATATCCTAGGTTCCACATCACCAATGAATATCTCGTTCCTTTCGTTACGGGTTTAACTCTATGCCATACAAATGATGGAAACACAATAATAGATCCTTTAGGAAGTATCTCTTTTGCTTGTTTCAAATGTTTAGCTTCTTCTCTCATATGCGGATCATAGTTTCTAAAATCAAATTCTAGTTCTCCCCCTTCATATTCTGAACCATCTGTTAACTGACACGTCATAGATAGCTTTCGAATTTTACCATTATCAGGACTATTTTTATCATCTCTTTCATAAGGTTTATGCCAACTATCACAATGCCAATCATAATATTGATTAAGTTTATATTTTGTAAACTGACACGATTCAGATCTATCCCATTCAAAATTCCAACCAGCATTTTTATTAGCTTCGTGGATATAAGGATGTAGTTCTTTATAAATCCAAGTATCATTTAACCAAACTAGATCAGAGTTTCTTTTCCTTTTCATATCTCTAACTTGATCTTTAGTTAATTCTTTATTTCCATAGCCACCTATTCTTGCCATAGTTTCTGCTTGCGTTAATCCATATTTTATAATGTCATCACAAATTTTTGGAGGTACTGCTGATTTAAAGTACCAGTAATAATTAGATATATTCATAAGTTATAGTCTGTACAAAATTCAAACTATCTTTCTGATTATTGGTTATGTAATACATATTCGTTGATGGAAACATTATGAACATATTGTTTTTAAGTTCTATATCCCAACTTCTTCCCTTACGTCTGTTATCTTCATAATGAATTCTAACATTACAATTTTTAACTTTAACTCCGTAAAGCATAGTAAAGTCTGGAGAGTTACGTAGATCTAACGGATCAATATTTAATAAAGGAATTGTTCTCTCATTGGGTTTATAGATATTGCCCCACGTTGATTTGTTAACTAACTTTACACCATAATCAAGACCAATAAAGTCTATCATATATGTATTTAACACATCCCAAGTTTTTGAAAATTGTAATTTTTTATTAGTTAAACTAGAGTGTAAAATGTGATGAGCCAACTCGTTTCGATCAATATCCCAATTTACTGGCATATTAATATCACCATAGAATAAACTTTGTTGACTTAATACGTGTCTCTGCATACCACCACCATTTTTAATTTATGCTTTTAAGTCTGTCAAGTCCCAAGTTGTATTAGTTTCATTCCAGACGTAATACCATCCGTGAGTATCTGCTGTATTTTGTGAAGTTTGTTCATCTGTTAATTCTGGTGCATTACCAATTGGTGATTGCCATCTAGCTTCTGCATTATTTTTTACCCAAGAAACATAAGGTTTTTTAGGCCAGAAAATTTGATCATTTTCATCCCAAGTATAACCAATTGCTGCAGCGTTTCCTCTAAATGCTTTAGAGTTATCACCAGAGTTATGTTTGTTTCGTGATGTATTGTAAGATGTTTGAATCCATAAATGTGCAGGCCAGTTATTATGTTGTTCTAAATAGGTTTGTCCAACTGACTCAGTTTGAACGCCATCAGCGTTTAACATGTCGTCATTATTCAAAGTTAATACTTGTAGAACTTTATTTGTTTCTGATATTTTTGCAAAATGTGCCATAATTATATTCTATTGAAATTTGTACCTTAGTATTACTATACCTGATCCACCACTTCCACCACCAGTATCAGATGGACCACCATTTGCTCCACCTCCACCGTTACCAGTATTAGATGATCCTGCAGGCCCTGAACCATTACCACTTTGATTTCCACCAGTTCCTCCATTTGCTCTTGAGGTTGGTGAAGTATTAATACTTGAAGTTGCACCAGTTCCTCCTGCCGAACCACCTGAACTAGTTGCTGTAACTCCTTTTACAGTGGCTCCGCCACCACCAGATCCGGAATCAGAACCCAAAGATGCACCACCTGGTCTTGCTGGGCCTCCTCCATCTTTTCCTTGAGCAGGACTAACAGGAGGAGTGTTACCTGCCCCTTTTACTTTTAATCCTGTTTCAGCTGCAGATGCACCACCACCAGATCCACCATTGTCAGCTTGACCATCTACACCAGCTGGTTGATTTGGGTTTGCAGAATCTCTTCCACCTCCACCGCCGCCGGCTGATGTTATGTCTGAAAAACTTGAAAGACTTCCTTCATTATTGGCATTACACGAACCAGGTCCTCCTCCACCTACTACTATTGGATAGCTTTGTATATCAACTGGTAAAGCTGCAACGCCTGAACCTAAAGGAGAAACTGTGTAACTTCCGGCTGTTACACCAGAAGATTCTCTATAACCGCCGCCACCGCCACCGCCGCCGCCTCTATAATTTGATCCATTAGCACTTGATCCTCCTGATCCAGCACCTGCTACTACTAAATATTCTACTTTAGCAACTGGCCCTGATCCATCTGAAACAGCAAATGTTCCAGGTCCTGTAAATGTATGAATTTTATAATCTCCTGAAGTAGTTTGAGTACCACCTGAAGCAACAATAAATACATCCGGCACTCCTATTCCAGCACCAAATCCGCTTACTGATCCTGCTCCAAATGTTGATTTTAATGGCATATTCTTTCTCCTCCTAATTTATTACGCAAACTGTGTTTGTGCAGCTAACACTGTAAATGTAGATGAACCAGTTTTAATAATTGTATATGTATAACTATCTAATGAGTTAATATTACCTGCAGAGGGGGCTGCTCCACCTTGCCATTCTGGAGTAACACTTGATCCATCAATTTGAAATGCTGAATTATAATAAGCTGTTCCACCTTGTTTTACAATGTGGGCAATAGTTATAGATTCACCTGTGTCCATAATTGAGTCTAATGAAGTAGATCCATCTCCTCTAACATTTAAAGTCCAGTTAGCTGCAGCGTCTAGCGTAAAGTTCCACACAGCTTGTGTAAGAACATCATAGCTAACAGTTCCTGTAGCAGCAAAGGCTGTATTTGTAACTTTTTCTGCAACACTTTGAATTTTACCTTGGCCGTTGAAAGTTGCTCTACCAGTTCCTTTTGGTGTAATATTTAAATCTATATTGGCATCACCACCTGTTGCAGATATTACTGGTGCATTACCTGTTCCTGCGTTTGCTATTGTAAATTCATTAACAGCGGATCCAGTTGTTGTAAATTTAATTTGCTCATTAGAGTTTTCATCTATAATGCCTTTAGTATTATCAATAATAATATTTTGTGCATTTGTATCTAAATTAGCTGAAAGCTGTGGTGAGTAATCTGAAGATAATTCTGTAAAAGCTGTATCAACAACATTAGTACCATCAGAGTAGACTGCTTTAGTTCCTTTGTCTGTTGCTGCCCAAGTTACTCCAGTTCCTGAACTAGTTTTAACAGTTACAGTGTGAGAACCTGAAGTAGCATTATCAATAATGTAAGTTTTTTCAACCGAGTCTGGAACAACAACGTTAACTGCTCCACCAATTGTACCAATTAATTTTAATACTTTATT